CTCACACCCCACGTATCATAGTTCCTTTTCATTTCCAAGTCAAAATTATCTGCCGACCTAGTCATGTCACCCTTCAATCCAATCAAAGGAAAGTTGCAGAAATCGCAAGAAAACATACAACCACGGGAAAACTCAACACTCAACCACTCATACGGTTCGATGAAGTCTCTACGTTCATATTCAATATCTAACTCTCTCATTGGATATGCAGGATAGTCTGCAATAGCATTGATGATACGCTTACCATGATTCAACCAAAACCTTGGGCGTTCACCGTTGCTGAATAGATACTTCAACAAAGACAATATTGCAGTCTCACCGTAACCCTGTACATAATAATCAATCTGTTTAGATTTGAACATAGGATTGACTGAGCTGCCACTTATGTACTTCAGTTCAGGGTATGTAACTCTAGACCAAACAATGAAGTTCTCCAGAGTATCAGACCAAGTGCTGAACATGTGACTGAAACCAAAGAATTTTGTATTTGGCTTCACCCGATTACGACAAAGAGTTTGTAGTTCAGGTAAAGACCAACTCATAGCGAAGTCGATTACCTCGACATCCCACCCACTCTGCCGTAGAATGTGAGCGATCCTATAAACGCCAGCAGTTCTAGCTGAATGGAATTTATCAGGATCAATAACATTAAACAATAAGCAGTGCATCAGCCTCTACGCATGGTTGCGATTTCAATAGCTTGCTCATCAGAGAATATTGGAACTGCATTCGACTTATGCATCGTACCAATACCCTTGATTGCGGAACCAGTATAGACAGGTGTAGCCTTCTTTGGACAGGCTCCGCCCGAAAATGGTAAACTAGCAATCTTTTGCGTTTCTCGAATGTAAGGTTTGACTTGAGTCACTGGTGTCACATTTCGAGAAACTGGTTTAGTTTCGTACTTCTTTAAGAGTTTAACCCAAGAAGCATCCAACTCACGCTGTTTAGCGGTTGGCTTGCGCTTCTTAGATTTACCAGTAGATGTATGAATCATTTGCATTATTTCTTTTCCTTCTTCACCTTATCTTCAGCTTCTTTAATACCCTCATCGATGTAAGCATCTAGCTTTTGTTCAATGATAGTTAGAACCTTACCAGACATTTGTTGAACCTTGTCGTTCTCGGCAACCTTTTGAGCCGCATAAGCGCCAACCATAGTGTATGCTGTTTTCTCTGTTGGTAACAGAATCAAGAACCACGCTGATGCAACTGCAACCCAGAATGCTTTCCAAAGTCGCTTACGTATACCAGAGACTTTTTCCTCTGATGGGCTGTATGAATCAATCCAATAAATGAAGTTTCCAAGAACAACTGCACCACATAACATAATGATTGTCACGAAAAACATACCAATGCCATGCAATACCGAGATACCATAAACCAATAATGCTAAGTCCATATCTATCTCCTTAGACTGCCAAGTAGTTGTAACCAGACTCTTTCTTACGAGTCAAGACAACAAAGGTGTTACCCTTTTGATAAGTGAACTTACCAGCTGGTGCATCAACCTTTACAATATGGTTTGGATTGAAGTAAATTTCATTCCAGAACTCACCATCATCATCAGCTGAACGAACAGCACCCAAAGCATAGTCTTCAGTAGATTCACCAAAGCCATAGTCAACCTTAGAGTAGAAGTCGAACTTAAGTGTACCAGACAATGGGTTACCAGTCCATTCAGTGCGGACACTAGGCTCTTTGACTGGCTCACCATTAACAACCAGTTGAACCTCAAACTTGCCGTTGTTATTGAACTCAGGCTTTGCGTTCAACATCTTCAACGCATCTTGTGGGGATTCACCGTAACGATTCATTTCTTCAACGAGTGCCTTCAACATATCAAAGTTAAACTGCTCAAACAACGCAGAGATTTCTACGATCTTTGAAGTATAAGTTTGGTTGATTAGAACATCTTGGCAATATTCCTCGATGAATACTGGATCGAGACCTTTGAAGTCCAGCATGTAGTAGATGCGACCAGGACGGTTACGCATGTGTTCGTTGACACGCCACTTGTCGTTACAAGTAATGACAAACAACTTACGAGAAGGGAACACGCCATCCAACAAGGTCAGGGCTTTTTCTTGGTCGTCGTTATCATAAACCTTCTCAAACTCATCAAACAAGATAACGCAAGGTTGTTCGATATCCTGCAAGAACTTATTAAAGACGTCACCAGTCCATGCATGGTTGATAATGATGGTTGGGATATCCATAGCTGCGGCATCAATAGACAAAGTCTTAGCCAACAGAGACTTACCTGAACCCTTTTCGCCAGTCAACATCACGCCTGTTGAAACTGTACGATCCAAGTATGTACGCAAAATGCGATTTGAGTTTTTAGTTGTATCACCGTACAACTTAGACAACGGAGTGAATGAGTCAACCATCTCCAAAAAGAAGAAGCCACCCATATCATTGAACTTCACGGTGTAGTTGCCAACAGGCAGGTGCGCTTGGATGTCCAGAGATTCCTCTGAAGCAATACGGTACGTGTTGGAATTACGAATAAAATAAGACATTACAAAGATCTTTCAAAAAACAAAAACATATGAGTATATTATACCCTGAAACCTAATTAAAGTAAAGCGAATCTTTTCAAGACTTCTTTAGCTTCGTAGCATTCGCCAACCAGATTATCCATCTCGGCAAGGATAACCATCTGTGCAAGAGAGTCAGCCATACGGCGATCGCTTGGTGATAGTGAGTCCAAATATGCTTGGTACTCGTCGTAGGATGGCAACGACCACATGATATCTAGCATCTCCATTTGCTCTGGTGTTAGGTTTTCAATCTCAATCATTTTATCATACCTTTGAGTTTCTTGATTTCAGCTTTCAAATTACGGTTTTCATAATCAAGCCAACCATACTTTGTTTGAAGTTCTTTGAATTGGGTATCAAAGTCACGATCAGCATACGCCAGTTCTTCAACAGCACGAATGATAAACTTGCCATTCTCCCAATCAAAACCAGTCGTAGCATTCTTAACAGCAACCATGGGAATTGAGCCAACAGTTGCATAAGGTAGTTTGACTGCGATGGTAACTTCGTCGTCAGCCTTAGCATACTGCAATGCAATTTTTAGATCTTCAACTTTCATGACCAATCTCCTTGCGGTACAATAATTCCACCAGTAGAGACTGCGCCATTTACAGGTGTAGTCTTTTCTTCAGCATCGTATGTCCAACCCAACGCTTTCATCATACGGTGCTTCACTCGCATGTTAGGAATGCGTAAACGCTCGGTGGGAGTGAAGCCCATCATACTAGCCACTTCAACCACAGCGCCAGAACGACAGATACCAGCGTGACAGTGAACAACTACGTTCATAGACTTATCCAAGGCACGTTGCAACAACATTGTCAATTGGATAGCTTGGTCATCGCTAATCTTACACTCGTCTGGAAACCCATCGGTATCTTCAGCATCCAAGAACTCGAAACAATAGGTTTCTTTGAACTGTTGCTTGACTTTACCAAACTCTGTAGCAGGATCCTGAATACGAATTAGCATTGCGTTTGGTCCAACATCGTAGTGATGGCCATTCTTCACGTCATCCTTGCTTACATTTTCAATCCAGCGTATCATAATATATTGCTCCAAGTTCTCAACTTTTCACGTTTCTTTTCAGAGGCTTCAATCACGTTTTCCCAACGGATCAAACCCTTCTCTCGCATCAAGTCAAACATACAAACCAAGTCACCGATTTCTTCTTCAAGGTGTTCACGGTTATCCTTACCATTATGTACAGATTCAAAACCGAAACGTCGTACCTTACTAATTGCTTGAATCACTTCTGCACATTCTTCTTGCGCAATGTCCATAATCTCAGTTTCAACCGAATTCATTGTATATCCATTCTTTATCTAATTGTTCACACGCCAAACAATAATACACCCATTCTACAAATTCATCATACTCAGCGTCAAGTTGAGCCTGACGTTCAGCTTGTGTAGCTTCTTGCAGTTCTAAGTTGATTTCGTTTATCGTCTTCATATAATGATTATACCCCAAGACTTAATTAAAGTCAAGGGGTATTTTCTAAACCTAAAGTTTACTTATTGGAGTTGGCTCGAACTTCCTCGAAAGTGTAATCTTTCATCAAGTTACCACTCCAGTAGACTGGCACCAAAGCATCAGTCCAACCACCGATACCTTTGTCAGACCATCCAGTTGGAGGAGTTACGCCAGAAACGAACTCACCGCCTGAGTTAGTCCAAAGGGTCACTCGACCAGCCTTAGACTTCTTACCAGCGTCAGTGATAGGATCTTTCTGAACGTTGACCCACATACCATTGATCTTGGCAGCTGAACACTTCATTGCGAATCGCTGTGTGTCTCGGTCAACTTGTTGGAGCAAGGCACCGCCCATACCGAATGCAATATTATCTGCGCTCCATCCCATTGCCATGAATGCCCCAAGGATACTGCGGATGGATAACTCATTGACACCGTCCCCTTGGATGAGGCGCACGTTATTGAGGACTTTGAATCCTTTTGCGTTTGTAGTGTATCCAAACTTTGCTCCTAAGATTTCAATCAATTTACGGTTAACTTCAACAGGATCACCAGAGTCGGGTCGGATAACCACTGTCGCACCAGAGGAGATAACCTCATCCTTGAGTTCTTCACCCCAGAGTTTTGCGGCTGCGTTGAATACGTCATATGAGTCACTTACCACTGCGAGGATGGAGCCTTCTCGTCCGAATTGACGCAACATGTTTCGGTAGGCGTCGACTTCGTTGGTACGTCCCCAAGAGGTGATTGTTGAGTGCTCTGCGGCAGGGATGGAGAAACCAGCGACTCCAGCTGAATAATATTCACGAGCAAACATAATACCACTAAGAGTATCGGTGCCCATGAAGTTAACCAAGTGGGCTGCTCCTCCGATTCCAGCAGATTCGAGGCTAGAAACCCCACGAGCACCAAAGTCATGAAGTTTAAAACTGAGTCCATTGATGTCTCCAGTGCGATTCAGATAATCCGCGATCAAGTTCTTGATGGACTTACTTTGAGTTGCTACAGTGGTAGGATACCAGACTGCGCGAAGCAAAGCAGTTTCAAGATAAGTTGTTAACCAGAAACATTCTGGGTCTGTGTTTTCGATAGTCGCCAGTACATTTTTGACAGGCACCACAGTGCCTTCAGGTACAGCACGAATGACCACAGGCATGAAGCCTTGGTGCTTATCAAGGATGTATTGCCAGCCCTCACGATTAAACGGCTCGCCGTGGGCTGTGAGAATCTCATCTGCAAGATCAATATCGGCTTGGGTGATTGGGGCACAGAGGTATTCCTTAATGAACGCTTGAAGACCGAAGAACACAGTTTCGTCGTAGACGCCACCACGTGATTCAATATACGAATACACGCCAGTTGTACCAGCGGGATATTGTTTGAACATTGAAGTTTTGTAGCTGTCAGTGTTCAAGAGGATGTTTTTAGCGAATTTCATAGTAAGCTCCTTACTTTAGTTTACAGTTAATTATACCTGACTTCTTAATTAAAGTCAAGCGATTTTACGAAAGCAGGCATAGGGTTTACACCAGTGACTTTCGACAAGATGTCTTTGTGGTCATCATACATCTCAATGTTATTGAGAGCATCAGTGAGTGGCACCCACTTACACAAAGCAGCATCATCGGCACCGTTGGCTCGTGGAAGAGAACCATCAGGGTTTGGGTTGATACGCATGTACACAGCCAGCGTATTGCGTGGAATACCGAATGAACGAGAAGGGTCATCGAACAATTCAGACTTCACGATAGAACCACGGAGAACCTTTTCAGGGACTCTTACGTTTGTTTCTTCTTGTAACTCTCTAATTGCGCAGTCCAAAAAGGATTCGTTCCTGTTTCGGAAACCGCCAGGAAGAGCCCAAGCTCCTGCCCCTGGCGCATACTTCCGTTGGATAAGAAGAACGTGCCCTTGGCATTCGAGGATAGCGTCAGAGCAGTTGAAGTTGAGTGTTTCGGGGAATGGGTAGTTGGCAAATGTTACCTTTTCTTTCTGATAGAATGCCCAGTCATCTTGGACAGTTGATGGCATTTCTGGGTCTTTAAGATCGAACATACGATTACGAACTGAAGTGGCGTCAACATGAACACTCATCTCGATGCTTTTGAATTTCCAGTCAGGGAACCAATTCAGGTAGTCATTACCTTCTTTCATGTGACCAAACAAAGTTGGTGTGCCCATTTCGTAGTGCTCAACGGTGGCTCTTACGTCAGACATCCATTGGGTGTTTGAGTAGCGATAGTCATTGAGAGGGATGATTTCAACGTTATGAACACCAGCTGAAAACAGCTTTTGTCGTAACATTGCGGAACGCTCTTGGAATGTCCAAGGGTTACGGATTGACCTGCATTGATTAGCTGAACCAACGAGGATGTAGAGTTGATCTACTTGGGAAGCGGCGATACCCAGTGCGTGGATATGACCTTGGTGGACGGGTTGAAAGCGTCCGATAAAAATACCTGATTTCATTTTCTTAACTCCTAAGAATACATACGAACAGACTGCCTGTTCATTTCTATTTAGCCATTTAATTTGGCCAGAATTTCAAGGTAGAACCGATGGTACTTTTCCATCCGAACTAGATCCTTTTCAGTAACACCCTTCAATCGACGGATATCGCTGTTGTGTCGTAAGTCAGCCATCTTTACTCGCATGGCGTCAGGGTTAGAGAAGATGACTTCTTTGTATTCCCCGAGGGTTTGACCACGTTGCTTAGTTAGGCATCGTACAGCGTCTACAACACGCTTACTCATACCGATAGCTTCTAAGTCTACAAAGGATACATCACAGTCTTCAACAACATCGTGTAGGAGAGCCATGCATTGTAATTCTTCGTCTTCAGTCTTCAGGTAGTGCATAACCTTCAATGGGTGAAGGATATAGGGAGCACCACCCTTGTCAAACTGACCATGATGAGAGTTAGTGGCCAGCAACAGGGCTTTGTCGAGCATTTCACCTTTTTTCATCATACTATTTCCTTTTTCCATAGTTTAATTATACCACAGATCCGAATTAAAGTAAAGTTCTTTATGACTCATATCATACCCGACACGGGTTATTATACGGTTGCAAGAAATGAAAGTCAAGTATATCTTTCACTAAATAGAAGTGCAAACTCGTTTTGCATTTATCAACAATTTGGAGTGAAGATGGAATTAACATTACAACAACTTAAACAGCTTCTCCCAAAGAATCCCTATGTACAACACTGGCATCACGCTCTTGAGCAACTTTTGCCAGAATATGAAATTAATACTCCGCAACGTATCGCAGCGTTTATCGCACA